GCATTGACAGGCGCTCCTTCAACAATTGAACTCGTTGGCGCTCCGTCATCAATTGCATTGACAGGTGCTCCGTCATCAATTGCATTGACAGGCGCTCCGTCATCAATTGCATTAACTGGCGCTCCTTCAACAATTGAACTGGTTGGTGCTCCATCATCTATCGCTTTAGTTGGTGCTCCGTCTTCAATTGATTTGGTTGGTGCTCCATCATCTATCGCTTTAGTTGGTGCTCCATCATCTATTGATTTAAATGCGACTGGAATTCCATCTTCTATCGCTTTAGTCGGTGCTCCGTCAGCTATTGATTTGAATGCGACAGGAATTCCATCATCTATCGCTTTAGTCGGTGCTCCGTCTTCAATTGATTTGAATGCAACAGGAATACCATCTTCTATTGCATTAACTGGCGCTCCATCATCAATTGACCTTGTAGGAGCCCCAACATCTATTGCTTTGACTGGTGCTCCGTCTTCAATTGATTTAAATGCAACAGGAATTCCATCATCTATCGCTTTAGTCGGTGCTCCTTCAGCTATTGATTTAAATGCAGCAGGAATTCCGTCTTCAATTGCTTTGGTCGGCGCTCCGTCTTCAATTGATTTGAATGCAACAGGAATACCATCATCAATTACTTTAACAGGTGCTCCATCATCAATTGCTCTAACTGGCGCTCCTTCTTCGATCAATCTAAATGTTAATGGAACTTTGCCAACACAAATTACTTTTGGACCTGCACCTGCTTTAGTAGTAACATTTGATACGCCACCGGTTCTAACCTGTGTTGTTGCGGTACAATGTCCGAGTCCTTCGGCGACACCTTTTTATAAGCCTCCTTCATTATTTGCAGATTCAACAAGTTATGAGCCATTTGAAGATATAAAAATACAATCATCCGATCTTGGCATTCCTTCTGAAATTACTGTAAAAATTCCAGAAATAAAAGATATTCAAGTTATTCATGATATTCCAGTTGCAATAAAAATAGAGTCTCCAAATATTCCAGATATAAGAATTATTGCTCCAGAAACACCATTGCCTACAGAAATAAAAATAAATGCAGATGGCATACCTTCATCAATCGAATTAAATGCATCAAATCTACCTTCTTCTATAAAAATTGATGCTACGGGATTACCAAGTTCTATAAAACTTGAAGTCCCAGAATTTTTCCCAACGATAAAAATAGATGCCCTTGGCATACCAGACAAAATTCAGGTCGTAGGTATTCCATCTTCAATTGAATTGATAGGTGCTCCAAGTGAAATTAAATTGGTAATGCCAGAAAATCCTGAAATCGAGATGGTCTATAGAGGAGCACCAATCGATGTAAAAATAAATTTGGATATAAGTCGTTTGACCGGCGAAGACGGCACAACACAAAATTGTGTTGCTATAGTTCCATGTAATCCAAAAAGCTAACTAAATCAAAGTATGAAAATTAAATCAAATATCGATGGTAATAATTATTTGCTCACAGATCATAATATGTGGGTAAGAAATTTAGCTAAAGAGGGCGTACCTTTTGTTGACATAAATAAAAACATAAGGCAGTCTGACCATTTTGTTTTTCTTGAAAATGAATTCAAAAACAATCTTCAAAAAATCACATGGATTGATTCAGAAGATTTTGATATGAAAAAAGTTTTGATTGTCTCGGATGGCTATAAATTTCAAGAAAAACACAAAATAATAGCAAATTTACCCAAAGATGTAATCGTAATTGGAGTAAATGGTTCATTATCAAAATGGAATTTGCCCAACAGAAATATGAACTGGTATTTGAATAATAATCCATATGAAGAAAGTCTTCATTATTTACCAAGAAGAAATCGTGTATTGCCAAAATGCATAGTTTCTCCAAGAACAAATAACAGATTCGTTTCTGCTTATAAAGGATCAAAATATAAGTATTATCCTGTCAATGATAAAACCTATACAACACTTGGATTCAATGAAGTTGCTTGGCAAATAGATGATTACAGAAATCCAATCTGTGCTGCTATTGGAATAGCATATAGATTTGGAGCAGAAAAAATATGTCTTTTATGTTGCGATGATAGTTTTGAAAGTTTCAGAGAAGGCTCAGAAAAACTTGACAATGGTCTGTTCCAATATCCACAACAAAACATAGCGCACGGTCTGATAGACGGTCTTTTTTATTGGCTTCACAACCATGAATACTATGATTTTGAAATTGCTAATTGTTCCAGTAGTAAAGAATATAAGTTTGCTACATATATAAAAGAGGAAGAAATTCTTCCTTTTTTCAACAAGGTTGGTGAAAAATGAAAAATAAATGGAGTAACAATTCGAGCGATCCGTTCGGTCCTTTCAATATGAGTGACTTCAAAAAATGGATGTCACAACAACAAGACGATTCAAGAAGAACTATGGTCGGTCTTGAAGTAGAATCAAAAGTACCATATAAAAAATTGATCAGCAGAATTGAAACAGAAGATGGTGATCTAGTTGAAGTTGCCCGTGACTTCATGAAAAACGGCGGTGTCATCGTAGAAGAAAATGGACACCATATGTTCGTTGAAGTTGACAGCGGCAAATTCATGATTCATAGAATGTATCTAAAAAAAGCTTATGACTAAGACCTTTTTTTAAGCATGGTTTTCCCCGATGGTATTGTCGCCATATTAAGCACGGGAAATTCCATCCTAGAAACTCTCAATTCGGGCTGCGGACTCATAGGTATGTTCGAATATCCTCTATTAGTTAACGCAGCCTTTAATTGTTCGTAACTATCAAATGATTCAATCCACAATTCCCATAACATTCTATTGTCAAAAGTTGTTTGTTTTATTTTATTCGACCAATCTGTTGGTAAAGTTAATTGATCTATATTTTCCACCCGATTAGCCATAACATTTTTGCCTTGAGCTTTAGCTAAAATCCTTACGGCTCTTTTATCACGCCTTGCCAAATAAAGCCAAACATTAGTCTTATTTTCTTTCACGATACTCCTATTTTCCCAAAGATTGTTCTTTGTTATAATTGGTCTGTTGCGACATAAGTTCTTCCAACAATATCTCCATTACCAATTGAGTAAACTGGTCGTTGGAACCGAACTGTGAAGCAAATGCTGCTAAAGCCGTAACACATGACTGATCTTCATCTTGGTGTTTACTCATGATACCCCTACCAGAATATGCAAAAATAAAAAATAATTATTGCATTGTTTATAATGGTTATAGCAAAGAATACATTGTGCAACTCCGTTTGCTTCGTCCAATTATGGAGTCTACTTTTCCCGGCATACAAGTTTATTTATCCTGCCGTGATGAACATATGTATCTTTTAAAGGACCAAGAAAAAACTATTTCAAGAACAGATTTGAAAGACGCAAAAAATAAATTCGCTTATATCCGTGAGCTTTACTGTGATCTAACAAAGCATCCAGTCGAATCCTTTATGAATGAATCCGACATTCAAATAAAAACTTTATGTTCTCTCAAGGTTGAAAAGCCCTCAAGTTGTGTTTTAATTACAAACTGCACACCACCTGTAAAGAATTTAAGCCATAAACAAATTAAACAAGTTCTGGAAACCATGAGAACAAGAAATTTGATTCCAGCTATCAATAAACCAATTGATGAGTTTGATTTGGTAATTGGGGTTGAATCTGAAGAACTTTACGAAGCCGCCGCTTTAGGAAAACAAACAATACTGATTCCCACGGGATTTGGTGAAAATTTATTTAAGAGTATGTTTCCTTGGGCAGAAATCATGAAGTTAGATTATTGATCTGTAAACTGTTGCATAAATACTATTGAGGTAGGTTTGTAGCTTATAACTCCAAGGAGACAAATGAGCGTATTTCGTGTAAAATTAAACAATGCAGCACAAGGTGCATTAGACATCAATCCTTCAACACTTCTTGAATTTAATACTTCCATTCAAAGGACCATTTATGTTACTGGTCCTAAAAGAATTTACCGCAAGCTTTTAGACGGCGAAACATTTACCGACTGCAATTACTGGAAAAAGTTCGCTTATCCTCAAGTTCCTTACGACCAAGCTTTCATCGAAGTTGTTAGCGATGACGGTTCAATCTACAGTGAAATTGAAGAAGAAAATAACTATCCTATGGTTTATAACATTACTGTGAATGACGGTTCAGCTTTTGATGATAATGTTGCTGATATAGTTAGCGACACCGGTGCTGCTGCCAACTTCGTTCAAATTACAAACGCCACAGGCGGTGGTGATGTTCGTGTTAAACTCAACGGCATGACCGGAGCAATCTTTGATCTTTACTCAGGCGACACACAAGTTTTCAATTATGGTGATCTTGCAGTAACAAAATTAAATTTTGACAACAACAGCGGATCAAACGCAGATATTCAAATTATCGTTTCCGTAAAATCTTCCTGCAACAGCTAAACTAAATTTATTTCTTTGAACAAACCCAGCCTTAATGCTGGGTTTACTATTTTATTTCATGCGAAAAGGCACGATGTCATTGAAGCAATTCAATGAAATACACAATAAAATATTATTTTGCCATGAATATGGCGGTCTTGGCGATGTTATCATGCATCGCATGTTGTTCTCAGAAGTAAAAAATATTATTTCCGATGCTTTGATTGATTTTTCCTGCGATGAAAATTTTATGGATGCAGTAAAAGATCATCCTCTAATAAACGACTTTCTTGATGCCAAAAAAACAAACAAAAGTAATTATTTAGTTCACTATGACACATCGGTCTGGACAGCAAATAAATACGAGAATCATTTTGGCAAAGAATGCAAAGCCAACAGAGCCGATATCTGGGCATATTATTGTGGATTCAAAATAGAAAATCACGAAATGGATTTCAATCTCGATTCAAATCTTATAAAGAAATACAGAAAAAAAATTGAAGACTATAGAATTAAAAGAGATCAACCCATCGTTTTGCTGGCTCCAATCGCTAGTGTAAAAACAAAAAGTTTATTACCAAAACAAATTGATATAATTCAAAAAGAAGTAAAAAATTTTAATTTAGTTGGCATCCACCATAAATCTATTCCCTATTTCTCAGAAAAAAATATACCTTTGATTTTTAACACTACCGTACAAGACTGGATGTATTATACGGCTGTTGCAGATTATGTAATTTCAGTTGACACATCAACATTTCATTTGGCTGGCGGTCTCAAAAAGCCGCTATTGGGCATTTTCACATTTGCAAATGGTAAAACATATGGCAAATACTATGACTTTGTCTTGGTGCAAAAGCATCGTGATAACGGCGACTGGGATTGCGGTCCATGTTATGATTATAAATCTTGTCCAAAAACTAAAAACGAAATAAAACCATGTTTATCTGAAATAAAAGAATATCATTTAAAAGAAGGAATTGAAAGATTATTTGAAAAGTGGAAACCCAACAGATTTTCACTAAAAATCACATAATCTTTTAATCTAAGAGAACTAACTATATTGTTATAGAACTATATTTTGGAGAAAAGTTGGCCCAGTTAATCAAACCAAATTCTGTTAAGGTTATCACTCAGGACGGCGAAGTTAAGGTAACTATTGCGCTTGAATTAACTATAAATCTTAACAGCGATGGTTTAAAAGTAAGTGCTGCTTCTGAAGTTCAGAAAGTTGATAGGCCAAAAGAATCCGAAGAGAAAGTTCTGTGGGAAATACCTGATTTCGGGCCAGTCCCCAAATTAGGTTTTGGAAAGCAAGAATAAGGAGTGAATTATGCCTGTAGGTTTTGATGTTGGAACATATAATCTGGTTTGCTGTCATCGTGATAAAGACGGTAATTTTGTTTACAATCGTGAAGTAAATGCATTTCTTGAATTGCCTCTCGAAAATCGTTTTGTTTTCAACATGATGAAGCAAGCAGGCGTTCCCCTAATCGAGCGTGAAAAAGTCGCCTACGCCCTTGGTGAAGCAGCGGTCGAGATGACATACACCATAAGTGCATTGGAATTAAAACGACCCATGACTCATGGATGCGTGAATCCAAAGGAAAAAGAAGCATTTCAGATTATGAGCATAATGATTCATAGCCTTGTAAATGGTGTAAAAAAAGATGGAGAACTTCTTTATTACTGCGTTCCAGCAAACGCAGTTAACCAAGAAACCGATGCTGATTATCATCAAAGAATTTTGGATGCAATTTTTAAAGCATACAGAGATGAAACAGGATACAAATTAGATGCTCATCCAATTAACGAAGCTCTGGCACTTATCTATGCAGAATTGGCAAAAAAAGCATTTACGGGCGTGGGAATAAGTTACGGAGCGGGCATGATAAATGTTTGCTTCGCCATGTTTGGAAATCCAGTTTTCAGTTTTGCTATTGTCAATTCTGGCGACTGGATCGACAGGCAAACTGCTAAAGCAACTGGCGAAAGCATTAGTTTCATCAACAAGGAAAAAACCAAACTTGACTTGACTAAATCGCCAAATAATTTGGTCGAAAGGGCTCTGCACACACAATATAGATTGATGATTGAACATTGCGTATCTGGAATTAAAAAGGGATTTGCTGATATCAACAAAACTGTTAGAACGGACGCTCCTGTCGATGTTGTTATCGCCGGTGGGACTAGTTCCCCAAATGGTTTTGCAAACTTGTTCAAAGAAACCATATCTAATACTGAATTGCCGATCAAAATTGGAGATATTATTAAGCCAAGCGATCCGCTTTTTTCAGTTAGCCGTGGGTGTTTATTGGCTGCTGAAGCCGCTTCAAATTAACGAAAGAAAGAAAGTGGGAAACGATGAAAGCAAATCAAAAAAGCGTCAGCGATTTAGGTGCTGCCGCTTATCTTCTTATGCACGAACTGAAAGTAATTGGCAGAAAAGGCAAGGACATTTTCTTTGCGTTAGACGAGAGATGTAGTCCATCCCAATTTGACCAACTTACACTTGATTATTTATCAAGTGAATTCCATCGGTTTGACGCCTGTATTATGTCACTTAAGAAAATTGGCGAGTACCAATTTGATAATAGAAACAGCAGATTTGTAACCGATTTAGGCGCAGCAGCTTATATTTTGATGCACAAATATAAGGTTGTTGGCAAAAGAGGAAAAGCAATTTACTTTGAAGTTGATTCCACTATGGGCGACAAATTTGATGAAATAGCCCTTGAATACATATCAAGCGATTTTCATAGGTTTGATTCTTGTCTTATGTCCTTGAAAAAAATTAACGAATACATAAATGAGCAATATTGATAATTAGACAATATATAATCCGCAGGAGATTGTATGTTGAGATTCAGAGAATTTCGAAAAAATATTTTAGAAACATCATCTGGCGCATCAGGTCCGATGGACGGAAGTGACACATCAGAACCAAGTTCACCACAACCACCGCCCCCGCCACCCGCATCTGAACCTACACCGCCAAGTAAACCAGCTATTGATACCAAAGCTATTGCTGGTCAAATAAAAAAAGACATAGACAATTTGGTAATCCAATGGGTAAACGATCTAAAAAAACAACTTTATAGCGGTGAAGCACAAGTAAAACCAAGAAGCTTATGGGACCGATTCAAAGGCGGATTGTCGAATCTTTGGTATGGTCGTCAGAATTTACAAAATCCTTATTATTGGAAAAACAGACTTGGCGACGAACTTGGTGTGAGACAAGAATCCCGTCAGTTCAACACATTGCCATTTACACTTGAAGAATACAAGGAATTGCGTAATTTTTTTGACGAATTTGAAATGCAATTGAAAGAAGAATATGAAGAAACGCCACAAACTGCCAATTTGAGAATAAATCAAATAATTAACGCTAAAGCTAATGAATTACGCCAAAAACTTGACAACCTTTTAAATCAACATGTGCAGTCAGGTGCATTGGCACAGTTAGCTCAGGCTAATGAACCACCTGCTGCCTCTGGCGGCTCTGATGCACCACCAAGCCCAAGCCCAAGCCCAAGCCCAAGCCCACCGCCAAAAAAACCAAAACCACAACGAGATGTCACTTTGCCGACAACTATTACTGATTGGGAAAACCCAACATCAGATATGACTACTGCTGCTCAAAGTTTAATAAATACAATAAAAAACTCCACAAATGATACAGAAGCTTTACAAGCTATAGGTCAATTTAATGTTACCCCAGCAGGAAAACTATGGAATGATTTTGGTGGTGGTCTAGTTGTTTCAAATAGTGCTTGTCCTGATTTGCCAAAAATAATTAGATTTGGCCATCCCTTGTTAAAATATTTTGAAAAATTTAACGAATCTTTACTAAGACAGCTCAAAACACAAAAAAGAATCGAAGCAAATCAAGGCGATATAAAAACAGACGAAGATTTAAAACAGAGAATTAGAAAGGCTACTGGAATCCATAAGCGTACTGCTTAATTTTTTCTAGTCATAGTTGCTGTGTTTTTCTTTGCTAACGCAGCAAGCATTTCAGGGTTTACAAAAGGCGAATTGTTCACATCATACTGTTGAACAAAAGGTTTGTTTTCAGTAGGAGTGTTTTCTACTTTTTCTTTAAGTTTTTTATATTCTGGATCGGTTTCTTCAATTACTTGCTCTTCCATGATTCCAACGACATGAATCAAGGGATAAAAATTCTTACAACCAGATAAATGGTGACGAGTCCAAACTCCATCTTCATCTATTGATTCGATGAATCCAGTAAAAAAGTCGGCAAACTGTATATCATTAAAATTACTTTTGCTTATGCCTACGGTCAAAACCGTGCATATTTTGCCAACAAATTGTTCTTGTAATTTTTTAATTGTCTGTAGTTTCATCTTTCTTTCTCTTTACAAACTTGGACAAAAGACGCACATTCTTTTCATAACCTTCACGACAAATACGCATATGATCATCTATATCAACAGCACGGGCAGCTTGAAGCACCGCTTCATGTCCTTGTTCCAACATCATTTTCATCAATTTAACTTTTTGCAATTGCCCCGGAAAATGAATTAAGAAATCACCTTCTTTATATGATCTTGTTTCAGAATTAAACCAACATCTAGGAACTAATTTTATTTTTTCATAATATTTGTCGTAGTGATCATAAAGATAATGAAAAGATGATTGTTCAAAATACAATCCACCTTTTGAAGGATTTCCTGTGGCAAATTTTTTGTCAGGAGGAGAATGGTATTCGTCTGTTATATATTTAGTTTCGGCGTAAAGATCAAGAAAAAAATCTACTGCCCATTTGTCATTTTTAATCAACATGCCACTTGTCATAATGTGACCTTCATGAGGTAAAGGACCAGCAATTAAGTTGTATTTATCATCGATATAATCCTCAATTTTGACATCATGATTCATGATTAAAATGTCTGTGTCGAGATAAAATATCCAATCATAATCTCTTAAATGCCACAAAATTCCATGGACTCTACCCCAGTTGTCTTGCCTACCTATCGGCAACAAATATGGAGGCGACTGATAGTGAATATTGTCATAACCATGTTTTTTACAATATGCTTCTTTAACGGGACCGGCGATGTCCCATATTTTTTGGTATTTGTCGTTATGAACATCAAGTAAAGCAATTTTCATGCAATATTATAGTAAATTTTTAATACGATGGGTATATATTTTCAGAGGTTATCATGAAACAAATGAAAACAACTAATGCTCCCAAACCAACAGAGCAAAGAGTTACTGGTGCTGTTGATCCAACAAATATTGCCAGAGGCGTGTTGCGAACTCCAGCAGGCGGTGTTCACGGAGGAAAAGGAAGACAGCAAGATAATCTTAGAAAAGAAATGGAAAGACGAAGGGATGAAGTGGCACCTCCCGGCTGGGAAGGTACTGTCAAAGCTATGAAAAAACACAAGGATATTGATAATCCTTGGGCACTTGCTTGGAGCATGAAGAAAAAAGGTTACAAATCACACAAACCTGAACATAACAAAAAGAAAAGGAAAAAAATGAACGAAGGTTTTCCAACTTTTTCTGAATGGCTTCAAAATAATCACGCAGACATATATGATGAAAGTTGGAGAAACATATTATTGGCTGGTTTGGCAGGTGCAGGTCTTGGAGCTGGTCACGAAGTCAGGCAGACAGATTCACCAGAGGCTCCACCTTATGTACAAAAGCTTTCATTACCAACAAGAGCTGCACAGACCGGTACTGTGCTCGGCTTGAATGCTGCAGCACTTGCCGCAGCATTGCAAAAGAAAAGAAAACATGATGGAAAAAATCAGATAAGCAATTTTCTTGATCAATTCAGATGAGAGACATCTTATATGAAAAAATAACTATTGCCATATATCGCTAAATGCGAAGTAATCTCCGAAATTACCCCTAGGCCAAAACATAAAAAAAAGAAAATGAACGAAGGTTTCCCAACTTTTTCTGAGCGGCTTAAAAACAAAGACTAATCTCTTACTTGTTCAGCAGGTTTGTAGGTTGATTGAAATGCTTTTGGATCAATTCCATAAAAATCTCTTGCAAAATTATTGGGATCAGGACCGCCGATCATATATCCAGTAGTAATATTCATTTTTGAGCCACCCCAATTAGGCGGAGCAAAGGAAACATCTGGACCGTTATATTGAACCCCAAAGAAATTTGCACCCTTGGGTGAATAAATGTCGCCTTTGGGATTCGCTACATCGTATCGTTTTTTAAATGTAACATCATCAACAATTTGCTGTTCACCCTGTGATTCGATATTGGAAACAACCCAATCGCCGGGTTTTGTAACTCGGACATCAGTCTCATTTCTACCACTTAATTGTGTTTGAACTTGCTCGTTTCCTTGCGATTGTCGAGCTTTAACCTTAGCAAATTTCTTGTAATGTTTGATATTGGCTTTGTTTTGATCCAGATATGATAGAAGCATGGCTTCAGGATTTTCATTCTCAACTAAATCATAATATTGAGACTCAGAAATGATGCCAGCCAAAAAAAGACTATAGTTTTTATTCATAATAACACCTAAATATTATTTATACGAGATCAACGATAAATATCACTAAAATTAAAATAATCTCCAATCGTGCCTCTTGGTCCCGTATAATCCAAAGGCTTCTGATTTTTTACAAGATAATGATGCAAAAGTGGCAAACTGTTTTTGACCAGAAATTCATTCCAGTCATTATATCCCTGCGGCGGAATGACATAGAGAAGTTTTTCGGTTGTTTTTTTAGCGGTTTCCAAAGCTGTAATCATTGAACTCATTTTCGCAGTTCCAGCAGCACCAGCCTTATCACGGTCAAGACATAGTACAACACGATAGTCAGACAACAGCATGGCTTGTTTTTCGCTCATATTTTTACCACCGCAAGCAGCACCATTTAATTCTGCCTCACGCAGGCTAATTGCGTTGAACTCACCTTCACACAGGTAAATAATACTTCCCGTTTCTGGCCATTTTCCTGCCATGAAAACAACATCCTCTTTACCAACTCCAATATCTTTTGGCGGACCCAAATACTTACATTTGCTGTTGCCTAAATGCCGTCCATTAAAATAAATTAAATTGCCTATCTTGTCATAATATGGAATTATGATTCTGCCCTTGTATCTACCATCCATGCAAATGTACAAACCTCGAATTGGAATTTTTCTTTTATTTAAATATTCTTCTGCTTTCTTTCGCCACCAATTATTTGTTCCCAAATCTGAAATTAAATAACAATGCTCTGGAAGCTTGATATTTGATTTTGGAGTTTCCACTTGTTGTTGCTGATCTTGTTCCGCAAAAAAAGCAACAAGTTGTCGTTCTATTTCACGAATACTTGTATGTCCATGAAGCTTCGCAACTGCTTCATCTCTATCGCAACCCTCGACAATCATCACCAGTTTTACAAGACTACCTTTTTTATCAGTTTTAAAGCAATGATATGTGCCGTTTTTCCTTTTTTTCTTACCGCCAGATGGACTGCACCATAAATGGAAGTCATCGTCTCCGGTTTCAAAAATACTATGTATTCTAATTTCCTTGCCTTGAATCTTTACATTTTGGTCGCCAAACTTTTTTTTGGCCCACTTTTCAAAATTTTTGAATGAAATTGACATATTTCACCTAAAAATGATTCCAATCATTGTACAATGTTAGTATGGAACATCAACACCTAATTTGCGAACACATTTCGGTTTCTCGTAATCAAACTTGGAATGACTGTCAAGCAAAGTACCGATTTCGTTATCATTTAAAAATCATTCCAGATGAACCAGTACAACCATATTTTGTATATGGTAAAGTTGTTCACAAAATTGCAGAGGAATATGTTCGAAATCAAGGCCAAATCAAAATTGAAACCTTAGCAGCAGATGTACTTTCAGGGAAAATTAAAACCGAGGAAAATGCAACTGCGCCACCAATTTTAGACTCAGATTATAAAAGAAAATTACCGGATCATCTTCGCAACATCAAAATGATCAGCGATAAGATTGGATATGATGGACATTTAGAATATCCATTTAGATATGATATGCAACCACCTGATAATCACATTGTTACTGGTGTAATCGACCGTCTGATAATTCGTGGCGAAAAATATTTTATTCTTGACTACAAAACCACAAAGAAAGGCATGTGGCGAAAGAATTCCAGCAATATAGGAAAAGATTTGCAACTTAGATGTTACGCAAGAGTGGTTCAAAAAATATTCGGGGCAAAACCAGAGAACATTCAAGCTGCTCTTTTTTATCTTGAAGGAGCAAACCTTGTAAGCACAAAGTTTACGGAAGAGTCAATTATTTCGGCAGAACAAGAACTACATGAAACTTATAAAACAATAACAACAACTCACCCAAATGATGTGTATGGCAGAGTTGGCGACCAATGCAAAAGGTGCGAATACAAGAAGATTTGCAGTTTTTATTCTCTCACATGAATCAAGGCAATAAAATATATTCTTGTTCAAACTTGATGCCAGAATTCATCTTATCAATGATTTTTAAAGTTTTTGCAGAACCCGGTTTGGTTTTTTGATTTAAAAGAAAACTGTAGCCTTTTTGTTTTGACCAAAATTTATGGATTACTGGCAACGGCGTAAAAAATCCTTTGCCCGTACCATCGACATATTGCGTTCCCCAACAAGTTCCTATGTAAAATCCCTCATCATTCATTAAGCCGCCACCTGATCTACCGGGTCTTGGACTGTTTTTTTCTGTCACTAAATCCAAAGTTTCAATGTTGGTCCCATCTAGATTGAATTTCTGCAACATTAAAAATTGAACATCATAATGTGCGACTTCACTACCGCCATCACACCCGCAGGAATGAGCGTATTGCCCTTTCATGTATTCATAATCTGTCGGTCCAATTGGAAACACATTCGGCAACCAATCAGGACGAAATGTGACTAAGCCTGTGTCTTGACCTGTAAGGTAACTATAAAAAATAACATCTGCATCATATGACTTAGGAGCGTCTAATTTTTGATCATTATGATACCATGTAATGATCCTACATTTTCTTTTAAGTTGTTTTCCCTGTTCTACGCTCATGATGCCTTCTGGCCATAAATGGCCACAAGTTGCAACATATGCAAGATTTTTAGAAGCATCATAATGAACTATTGTTCCTGATCCACTTGCATTTCCAACTGCAATTTTAACAGATGCTGACAAAAATCTCCTGTACTCAAGTCCTCGTTTTGGTACTGGTGCAGGATTTGTGTTGCCGAATTTATCTCTTTCAAGAACCGGCATATTATCAAGCGGATGACGCTCAAAATTCCCATATGGAATTTGTGCTTCTTGACACAAAGATAATGGATTACATAAAATAAGAAGGACAAAGGTTGCAAAAATTTTATTGATCATTAAAACTCCGCTTGTTTGGATTATCTTATATACGGAAGTAATATGGCAACACTAACAATTTCACATCATATTTATTTAACAAACGAACAAAGATATAAAATTCATGAAGGCGAACCTTTGTCATTGGATGGAGTTGCAATACCAGTTTGGTTTTATAAAGGCAACACTTCTGAACCGGCACAAGAAATTTTTTGTCACTATCTTCTAAAAAATGATAAAACCGGAACAAGTATTACATTCAACGCCAAAGAAGGCAAATTCATTGTGAATATGCCTCATGTTGAAATTATTTCAAACGATTCAGAAGTAGACCAAAATTTCAAGAAAGTCGTTCAAAGTAAAGTTGGTACTTCAGATAATTTACTGGAAATCAAGGATGGAGGCACTGGTTTTTGTGAATTTAAATTCTATCAAAAATTTGAAATTGATAAAAAATTACATCATTTAATTCATTTTGTTGAAATCAAACCAATCGACATTTTGACTGATACTTTAGGGTCCGTTTCTTAGCTGCAAGGACATACGCAGAGCAACTGAATCTCCATTTGCAAAAGTGACAGGAGAACTTAGTTCGGCAGAGCTTATAAGATATCCAGAATTATCTGATTTATTTGTCAAAAAAAGATTTCGCACCGGACCATAAGTTCCCGTTGCCGAGAATGTTACAATTGATCCAACTGCTCTGTAATAGCTACCAACCAACTGAATAGTGAATCCGCCATTGGAACTTACAGTTTGCCTCGAATATCCATTTCCTGACGGTTCTAGGCTCGAAATAGTTGCCATATTATCTGCGGTAGCAAGCGAAGTTCTTGCGTCTAATCCAAAGTAATAATCTGTAGGCACTACAGTACCATCGTTGTTAAAACAACAGGTGAGAAGGAATTGTTCTCCTTCTGTGTGCAGCAAATTTAATATGTCATGATCTTCCCAAATAACTTTTCCATCACGGATGTGTTGAATTTCCAAGATTTTTAAAATTCCATGCCAGTCTTTCATTTTTTTCCTAACTTGTAAACTGATTGTTCTTTTAAACTTAAAGATAATACTAATTCGTCAATCTTGAATTCCTGACCTTCAAAATATGTATCGTCTAAAAATTTATCTCCATATCCTTTTTTTACATAGGCTATTGTAATATGAGGTATGTATAAAGGAAATTTGTTGGTATTTTTAATTGATTGACTCAAATTTTTGTTCAAAATATTTATTGAGTCATTTACAACTTCAATATGAACAACATCATATTTGCTATTGTTTTTAAATAATTTTATTTTACCCATTTTACAAATTATAGTTTCTTCTTCGCCAATAATTTTTTTAAATTTTTCATGACTGGTATCTTCAATATTTCCAAGTATTGTTAAATGTATATTTTTCTCCCTTCCAAAAGAAGGATCAATTGGATCATGAAAAAAATTTTCACAATCAATATGATCATATCCCCACGATATTACTGAATCTACTATTGTTTCTGGCGGATATGCTATCAAATAATAGGATTCAAATCTATCCCATGACATAATCCAAACCAGTCTGATCGTCCTGATCATTTATCTTAGGTGCATTTTTTCTTTCTTTTAATTGTTGCAATCTATCTTTTTCTTTCTTTATTTCATTCTCTACCACATTTAATACAGAACCCAGATCAACAACTGGCATGGGATTACTTGCTGTTTTTCTTGCAATTTTATTTTCTTGACGAACTGTTCTTTTGTTTTCAACACTTTCAACGATACTTAACGCCTTACGGATGTATGCCTTGACTTCTTGTAAAGAAAAATCATCTGGTGTGTTATGCAAAGCTTGATTCAATAAGCTTTTTACAATACCCGTGTTATTTTTCATTGCGATGTCTCCTAATCAAATTTATCCAACGAATTTGAGCATCTTCAGTTAATCTGTAACTTTCAATCGTCTCAAACAAAGATGGATTTTTAATCTTGACTTCCCAAACATCAAGATTGCCCTTCGGCGGTTCTTTAAATATGACAACATCCTTATTTAAATAAGTTTTCATACCTAAAGCCAATTCTTTTTGCTTATTCTCATAAATTGCTTTTTTAGTAGAATCATCTCCTAAAAATCCGCTTACAAATTTGTTTATTTTCTTTTTTTGATTGTAAAATTCCATTAAATTATCTTGAATTTTTTGAGCTTTTGATGGAAGTTCTGTTGTGATATATTCAACATGAAAGTCATTGAAATTAAATTTCAAAACAATCGGTATGATGTAATCAAATTTTGCGATCACAGATTCTGCTTTGAGTCTCTTGGGCAAACAAACTTCTAGTTGAACTGGCAAATGTTCAAGTTTATTTTGTACTAATCCTTTGAAAATAAAGCCTTTAAGTCTTTCAATATTGGCATAACACTCATCAACAAGAGATTCCACGCAATCATCAACATCATTTGCCGTAAACATTTGACCCAATGATTTTGCTTCAAAATTAAAGACACATGATTCCAAATAAACATAGAAATTTGAATCAATCGTTTCTTTATACTTTGCCAAACAATTTTTCATAGAATCTAAATTGTTTGATTTCATGGCTATCTGAATATTTTCAATAAACGGATAATTATCAAGACTAAGTTTTTGTTCTATTTTTTCATGGTTAATCAAAAAATCTTTTGCTTCGTCATAAAAATTCGTTTTTCTTAAAACTAAAGCGGAAAGTTCGCTGGCAATATGGTTTTTATAGTTCTCCATTGAAACAGTAATTTCACGACTGTTCTCTTTTGCCATAACATATTCTTTATACTTATTGAATGTCATTTCACCACCCAAACTCTCGAAGAATTTTTTCTCCCCTTCTTTCAAATCTTTGAAGCAACGACGAATCATATTCATCTCTGTCAGAAGCTAAAATATCATATTCATTTTCCAAAAGAATATCTTCTGGCCTTCCTTCCATAAGTTCTCTTTTTATGTCATCATAAACTTGTGATTTAACAGCTTGAAGGTTTTCTTTTGCAGCACCTGTGCCGAGAGGAACTTCTCTAATTAGACTATCACGAACATATAAACCTATGCACATGGCCATGATGGCATCATCGTGTTTTCCTTTTTGTGCTTGTGCCTTCCTAGTGACCTTATTGTATTCAAAGGTATTTAACTCATTGACAAATCTTGCACTATTTACCCTGACAGTATGATTGATCAAACGATTTTGCAAAGTTTCTAAGAACTGAGTTCTATTTGTTTGATTGACTCTTACTCCCGGTTTTGCATTTGTAGTTTTTGTATTTTCGTAATAAAGATTGTCATAGAAATGTGTATGTTGCAAAGCACTTAAAACCGCTCCGCCCGGTCCCATGTTTTCAACAACAACTAAGGCATTATTGTACATGATCGCAACTTCTTTGATAAGTTGTGCAAATTCGTGAGGATATATGATGTTTGAATAAAATTCACAAACTTGCTCTAGTGTAGCAGTATTGATTACATGAAAAACACTATTGTCATTATTTTCTCCTTGACCTTCGGCACAGTCAGCAGAAATAATATATTCTTGACCTTGAATTGGTTCTTTCCAAACCCACATCGCACCTTTGTTATTGTCTGTTTCTAACTGTGCAATACGACCGATGGTGTTGGCCCATTTGGGAAACAATTTACGACTGGGATAATTGTTTCTTGTCTGTTCAAATAATGTGGTGAGCACATTCGTTGGAAAATATGTCTCGCCAGAACCTTGAAATTCACGCAAAACTTCTTGTCGAAAGCCTTTTTCTCCCAACTGAGCTTTTTGTTCTGCCACCCACTTTTCATCGTTGTAATCAGGATGTTCCCAATAGTCCAAATCAATTACATGAAACTTATTCAATCCTTCCTTGGCATCATGATATGTTTGCTCATACCAGTTGCCAAGACCATTAACTGTTGATATAAGAGTGCATGAACCACCTGTTGAGAGAATGGGCCACATAGCTTTCCAATGTTTGTCCATATCGTCGATGAACGCACATTCGTCAACAATCAGAAATGTGACTGATTTACCACGGGCAGCTTCTGGCGAATAAAATTTCAATGCCGAACCAGTATCTGTAAATTGTTTCAAGTGGTCATTCCACTTTCCATCTTTGCGAGGCTTGATCCAATCAGGAAAATTTTCGCAAGCACGGTCTGCCATCATGCCAATATCAGTTGCTTCTCGGTCGGTTTTGCTAATCAACATGATTTGTTGATCAAGCTGAAACATACATCGCCACAATCCCCACAATAATGTGACTGTAGTCAAACCACCCTGACGGAATTTTGAAATAATGTTGAAGCGATGATTTTCGTAATCGTGAATTGTTTTTCTTTGATATTTAAATAAAACGAATGGAATCAAACCTCTCATCGGGTGGAGGATTCTTACATATTTGTGGCAAAAGTACGCAAAACTTTGTGAACATTTAATCAGTTCTTTTTTTCTTCTATTGGGATCATAATTTTCTATGCTGCTTAAAGGTTCGTCTGGATCAATTTCCATTTCATATTTGTCGAAATCGTAATATGTCAGATCATATTGAGGTTTGCCGGTAAGAGGGTCAATTGCCCCACCGGCTTTGTAGTAATCTTTAAGTGTTTTGAATTTGCCTCGCCAAATTGAATCGGCAACACTTTTAAAATAAATTGGTTTTTCATCCATATAATTTTTTGACCCGATAAACTCTTTCAT